GTACCCGCTTCCTCCACCGCCTCCCGAGCCTGAACCGCCTGATCCTCCACCCACCCCTCCGCCTGGATTTGGAAGGACATCTGCCGGAAGCGTGACAACCACTTGGGCCGATCCATACGAGGGATACGTAAAATAATAGAATTGGCAGACCTGAGTCGTGTCAGAAGATGGGGGAGTCTTGGAGCCTAGACCAGAATCGGGAGTGTTGTCCACGTAAGATGTGGTCGATTGTCCGGAAACGGTGGCCACAAATTTTTCGGTGCCTGTCGCTCCACCCGCTACCGTGCGGTAGATGTTATATCCCCCCGCAGCATTCGTTAAGGCCGACCAACTCACCGCGCCTTTCTGGGCACTCAAGGTTACCGATGCCTCGTTGGACTTGGTGGTTTCCCCTCCTGCCCCATCAAGACCCGTAATAACGTACTTATAGGCTCCAGTGAGAACGCCGGAAACTCCAGCAGCGACAGTGAGACCGCTCGGAGCCCCGATATGGACATTCACATTCTTGACGATGCCGTAATACCCAGCATTCGCCCCGGTGGGCTGGAATAGAAACACTTCCGTGATCGGGCCAAAATTGGCAGACTGTGGTTCAAAAGCCCCGTTGTATTGAGTGATGAGTAAAGTCCCGTCACAAGTCTTAATCGCGCCTCGTCGAGTCAAGACGACATTCGAGCAGCGCGAGAAGGAACCTTTGGGCAGGGAGTAACGGTCGAACCCCGCTTGGATTCCTTTTAACCATCTTGCGTGCGTGATGGGCTTGGCAGGCATTACGGTATGATGACACCCCCGAATGCTGTTCCCAATCCGGCCCCAACTTCCGGACCAATCGCACTGTACGGGGAAATCTGGCGTGGCCCGGCAATGATGCGATTCGAGGTCAAATCCTTCATCTTGGCCTCAGCCTCTTTCAGATATCTTTGAGCCGAGGCCTCGTCCTGCTCCGCTGAACGAAACTTGTACAGCATGTACGAGGTCAAAGCCTCAATCCAACCCGGCGGAAGATAGAACGTTGATGCTGCCGAACCCACAGAATATCCGGCAGGAACCCTGTAGCCGGAAATCATCAGATTCAACTCCGTGCAGGCAACCCCTGAAGACTGGGCGGCAGGAGTGGTTCCGCACATTCCCCTGGTTAACCCTGTGAGTTGATTTCCACTGATCCCGGCAAAGTTTACGATCTCGGTTCCAATCTGGGTCATGCCAAATCCCAGAACGTAGTTGGCCGTAGAGGTCAAATTCGCTACAGTATCCGTTAACCCGATATTTGAGGCCAGCGTGGTCTGATTGGAAGTGCGGTTCGGCTGCGGCCACGCCTCTACGATCAAGCGATCTGTAGCCTGAAACACCACCAGCATCCCAGAATATCCGGGAACCGGGTTTCTGCGGAACACGTTGTTCTTTTGCAAAAGCCCGAGAGGATACCCGTCAAACCATGCCGAGTCGATCTTTTTCCAGTATCCGTTCATCTGGTAGATAGGCTGGCCATTGACCGTCCCTACTGCCCCAAAATCAGGCAATCCACCATTGTTCTTGGCCGCCGCCCAATCCAACGCCTGCTTCATCCAGCGGTAGATAGCGTAAGCTCCTACCGCCGCCCCGTCTGAGTCTGGCAAGTAGGCTGTAGAGCGGCTGGGAGGGCTCTGGGCTACCGCGCTGGCTCCAGTCAGAACCAGCGTGCCAGAACCCCCGGAGATGGAAAACTGCTGGTAGGTAGCTTCCGCACCCGAGGCAGTGGCATAGTAGATGCGGATGCCCGTAGCGGCAATCGAGCAGGTAATCGGAACCGAAATGCTTCCCGTAGGCCCAGTGACCGCTGCTGACGACTCACTAGAGCCTAAAGACTCCCCAAACTGATTCAACTGCGTGGCAACGAGGTAGTAAGTCCCAGAGGCTAAAGTCCCACTACCCCCAGACGCAAGGGTGCCGATGGACGGCTGCCCCAAGGATTGCGGCAGGTCCGTCATCAACTCGCGGGCGGAAATCACAAGATCACCAACGTAGCCCAAAGCTCAACTCCTCTTGCTGCCCCTCTTGCCCGCCTTCTTCATCTTGTCGCGAAATCCGTAGACTTCAGAAAGATACTTTCGGTCTTTCCCTGATCCTTTTAAGCGGTGCTGCATGATCCCTCCTCAAAAAATAAAGCCGGGAGCCTATTTCCGGCCCTCGGCTCCTCCCCCAAAAACTTTGTCCTGCGTTTACGGACCAGCCGCCACTTCCACCGACATCACCGCGTTCCCCGTGGAATTGATGTTGGTGATGTTGATGGCGATGTTCACGTTCTGCAAAAGCATGTCGCAGGAGAACTCGAAAATCTCATCGATGTTCTGATTGGCCGCTGCCGCCGATCCGTCCCCGGCATAGAGCTGGACGGTGTTCGAGTTCCCATCGTCGCCCCAGATATTCAGGATGCGGATGATCGCGGCGTTGGGATACAGGTTCCCAGTATTGACGAGCGTCCCTACCTGCTCCGTCTTGACTCGCACATAACCAACACGCACTGGCCCCTGCCCGATCTGGTTGTTCTGCACGTTCGAGCCAACCGGCATCGATACAATCGTGTTCCCGTTGGTGATGTTGAAGTTCTGGTTGGAGAAGTAAACGGAGGAAGACCCGCCTCCTGTGTACCATCCTTTGATCGTGTTGATGATGGGCATGTTGTCTCCCTAGCTCGTGATGTTGATGATTTCAATCTGCATTCTTGGTGAAATGCAGCTTAGGTTCCAGGTTAAATACATCGTGGACACGAGCACTCTCTGGTTGCTCGGCTTGATGAACGGATCGACGTTGAAGTAGTCCGCCTCATGGAACACCGGGAACGTGTACTTGCTGTTGATGAAGTAGGCCGCGTTCGAGGTCGCCCACACATCCGGAACCACGATGGCATTGTTGAACAGGAAATGATTGCGGAAGCCAACCTGCAAGGCTTCTTCATCCTGCATCCCTTGGCCGAAACGGACCAAGGTAGTGAAGTTCCCCTTGAACCCGGCATAGCGGTTCTGCACGATAATCATCAGGTCAGGTTCGTCATAACCGAAGGTCACTGCCTGATACGCGATTTCCGCGTTGGTTGGCGTCAAAGACCCCGAGGTGTTGTTCTGGTTTCCTTGCGGCTGCCAGAAAGCGTTGGCCGAAAGGTTGCGGTTAATCCCGGCGATGGTGTTGGTCGTCTGGCCGAACCATGAGTTGATGTCGTCGATATCGAGCGAAGTGTTTTGCGGAGAGGTGTGCCACAGGGCACGCGACAATTTGTTCAGGAACGAGCCCGAGGCCGTCTGGTATTTCAGTTTGATGATGTCGAGATTTCCGGCTCCGCCCCGATTCAGAATTACGTCTGTGATCGGAATGACAATCGGCTGGCGGTACGGCTTCCACTGCTGGTTGGCAGGCTGCACCGAATCCACGACCGAGGTATCGAGAAGCTGGTCGCCGTAGTACGCGCCGCCGGGGAGTTCTTCCTGGTTGATTTCAGGGAACACCAGTTCGCCCGCTCCAAACTTCTTTCCGTCGCGAGTCAACGCCCAGAATACGGGCGAAGGCTTGAATACGTTGTCACCGAGGACCGGGACAATGTACTTCTGCGAAATCGCATTGACGGTGTTGGAAAGCTGGACCGGAGGTGTCGCTAATCCGAGTCCCACTACACTGTTTGCCATAATCAGGCTCCTTGGTTACGCTTGCCCCTGAATGCCGCGCCACAACTCCACGTCATTGAAAGCATCGTTCATTACATCGTCCAAACTCTTGACCCGGCCCTTTTCGTTCAGAATCGATTTGTCGGGCTTCACGTTGATGTGCGTGCCAGAAGGCTTGGGCGCGTTGGCCAGAACTTGCTGATCCGCGTTCTTCTTCGCAATGGCGGCAGCCCGCTTGTCGGCCTCTTCATTGATCCGGTCTTCAAACGTCAAGTCTTTTGCCGCCTTGGAGAGATCGAATCGCCCGCGAGAATCAACCAACTTGTTTTCCTGTGCGTACTTCAGAGCTTCATCACGGGTTACCTTCGCTCCCTTGGGCAGGGTCGGAGAGACCTTTTCCCACTTCGACTCGTAATAGTCTTCAAGGTAAGTGTTGAGCATCGGCCCCAGAGCGGACTTGCGGACGGTATCGATCTCACCCTTGGTGGTAGCCAACTCTTGCCGCAGAGCCTTGATCTCCTTGACTACCTTGCCAACCAGAGGATCGTCTTCGTCAAGATCGGAAGAAGAGGCCACGGACTTCTTGGTTACCGGAGCCTTGCCTTGTAGAAGCTCCTCAACCGTCAGACCTGCTCGCTCGGCAGTCTTCTCAATCACGGTCGAGAGTTGTACGGAGGCATCGTTGACCGTCTTCTCTCTTTTGGTCAATTCCTGCTCTCTTGCCGTTAACCGGGAGGTCAACTCGCCTTCATGCTCACGGTCGTAGGCCCGCATGTCGGCCAATGTCATCGTCTGCCCATCTTTCAGAGATACGGTGAAATCATCTGGATACTTACTTGGGTCAGATAGGATTTCGCGCCATTTAGCTGGCATTATTGGGCCATCCCTTCAGCGGGCTGTCCGCCCGGTTGTGGCATGTTGGGGCTCATCCCCGCTTGGTTCACGATTGGGGCTGAAACCGTATTCGCGGTCGCAGCGGCCTGTTGCAGTTCCTTGATCCCAGCATTGATGGCATCGATGGCCTTGGCAAAGTGCCGAGAGGCTCCGGGCACCTGAAATGCAGTGCGGACTTGGATTGCCAAAGACATCGATTTCATCTGCTCGGCGGCCTTGACCAGCAGTTGCGGGTCTGCCCCTTTCAGTTCCGAGAGTTGCTGAGAAAGTTGCTGGCCGCTGGCATCGGGCGAGGTTGCA